GGGCAAACGTGTCTCTACGTCCTTATACGTGCGTCATACGGGCAAACGTGTGTCAGAGTACCTCTACATGCGTCACACAACCAACCAAAAAGCCACCCAGTTTGCACGAGGTGGCGTTTGGAACGCAACTGATAGTATGGAGATCCACAATGGATTTGGTAATGCCTTATTGTAAGTAAACAATTAAGTAGTTGCGTTAAGATCAAGGAAAGTCATAAGTTAGGATAGCCACGACTTTCCAACTATAGAGGTTAAAGCGAAAATTGTTTATTTTTGCGCAAGTATAGGTACATATTTTTAACTTAAGCAAAGGTAAAATCCCGTTTTGAGTACGAATTTATGACCTCTATAGAAACCTGATTAAGTGTGGAACGAACTATAGAAATCGCTTTCTATCTAATTTCATTATACACTATTTTTCTAAATGGCAATACATTTATTTAACAGGGGTAGAGCGATAGCTTTTACCTTTTGATTTTCAAACCTACACCAACCACGTTTGAACGCAGTCAAGGTGTAACGGATAATCCAGTTTTCACGTAAACTAAGTAGCTGTGTACTATCAGTATGGTCATTAAAATCACAGGCGAGCTTAATCCAATGGTTTGGTTCATATTTCTCAGAAAGATATAGGTTGCCGTTCTTGCTAGACCATACACCGATATTGTTGCCGTTGATTACGAGAATACCATTGAACTTACAATCAGGTGGTCGTTTTTCTATGAAATCCTCTGTTTCACGTAATGACTTGTTCATAATGGCATAGTCAGAATATTTTGTACCATCTACGAGCCGTCCAAACTTTGTCTGTTTTTTCACGTTACGATATTTCTCATTGTCTATATAATTTACAACGATCAGACCGTCTTTAAAGGTTTTGAATTCTGAATTGTACGGCAGAGAAAGCGAGAAAAATCCTGTATATGGCGATCCGTAGAAATTTACGCAGTTGCCCAAGAACAATACACGCCCATCACGTAAACGAAACACAGTCTCTACGAACTCTAATAGCTGGGTCGGTTCGTCTCTGAGATATTTGTACGTGCCAGCAGCAACGTCTAGGATATATTCGTCAAAGATAATTGTGCTGACCTTTGGAAAAGCTGTAGATTTTAAAATGTTGGACGTAGAAAGTGGTACAGCATATCCACAAATCTGACCATTACATTTAAAGGTTGTGAGGTTCTTTCCCTTGCAGACACGTAAGTCATAATCCTCAAAATATCCGTTGCTCTGAATATCGTCAAAGAAACTAGGTAGAGCAGCATCTAATTCTGTCTTATATCTACGCAGATAAATAAATTGTTCACCTGTGTTCAAGAATTTTTTGAGAACTGCGATTTTTGCGTTAAATGTCTTGCCGCAGCCCCTGTTCCCGACCACAAATGCGAACATAAACGGATATGAAAATAGTTTATCAAAATTGTAATACATAACATTATCAAGCTCAGGCAGATAACCTGTTGTAGTAATGCACTATAAACCACATAGACTGTAGCTGCCGTAGTATTATCTACTAGGTTGATTCGGTAACTATCTACATTACCTTAACAACAGGCTCTACCCGAAATGTAAAACCGTCAGCCGTAATCCAGCTTAGGTTAATAAAATTATAACACCGTACAAAACTTTTGCAAAATCTGCACAACTAGACTTTTCCACATGTGGATAAATGAACAAATAATTTTCCTGCTTGACAATGTCCTCACCCACCGCATACAATGGATTCATAGCATCTAAAAAGAAAGGATAGCTATGAAAATCAGGGTAATCTACAACCCAAAACAATATAAAATAATGGTACGAAAGGATGAAAAATGAAAGTATCAGCAGTAGAACAACAGTCAACACCAATCTGGAACAATAGCTCTCTAAACGAGGGTGCAACAATTGAGGGTATCTATGTTAAATCAGAGGTGTTTGATGGTAAATTTGGTGAAACCACTAAATATATCATTGACGTGAACGGCGAGAAATTTGCAATCTTTGGCTCAGCATCACTAGATCGTCAGTTTAAAAACGTACCACAAGGTAAATATGTCTACGTTACTTATAACGGTAAAGAGACAACTAAAAATGGTCGTACCGTTAAAGTCTACACTGTAGAATACGAAACCGAATAATAAAATTAAACAGGTTGGTGGTGTAAAAACCACCAGCCACTATAAGAGAGGTAAAAATGGCAAGACAAAAATTTGATGCAGATTTCAACGATGACATTCGTAGAACAGTTAAAAGTTTTAATCAACGTGTAATTAGAGCAGAACGCAGAGGGATGAAAAATCTGCCTAGTCGTGTGAGTGTAAGACAGCTTAAAGCTAGATATACAACTAAGAAAGATTTGAAACGTGAGCTAAATATGCTCAAGAAAATGAATCAAGACCCTGATGCTATGAAACGCAGAAAGCTCGGTGATACTTGGATTGTAAATTGGGAATATGATTATCTCAAATACAAACTTTCAGACGTAAAAGATTTCTACAATGTCATGATTGAAATGGCAAAAGATCGTTACCAAAAGAACCCAGATGATATTGGGCTTAGAGACGAATATGTAAACCTTGAGGAACGTGTTAAAATTTTAGACCGCAATTTGGATGATTTATCGTATTCAGATTTGCGTACTATGCGTTCTTATATTAACAGATACGAAACCTACGGCTCACGTGATAACGATTATTTTGATACTTACCTATCAGCCCTGCAAACGATGCTGGAAAACTCAAATTTGGATGCAGACACTATTAGAGATATTAAAGCTAAAGTCAACCAGCTAACACCACAAGAGTTTAGCGAACTTGTGAGACGACATGACGTGATCAACGATATTTTCAAGTATGTTGAATCGCCAAAAGAAACGTTTTCTGAACATGTTAAAGCCTTGCGTAATTATGGCAAACTTGAACGTGCCTTAAGAAAGCAGGATGAGTTATGGATGGCAAAATTTGGCGTACCGATGGGTACTAAGAATTACAAAATATCCAACAAAACAACACAAGACGATATAGACAACTTTCTTATTGGTCTTAGAGATGAGATAGATGATGGTGTTAAAGAGGTAAGGAAATCTAATGAGGAAATCTTTGCCAATATGTCAAAAACAGATCAGCGTAAATACGCAGGGTTATTTGGGTTTAAGGCATGAAACAATCGCTGTGTTATGCAGCCGATTTTGAAACCACCACAGACGTAAATGATTGTAGAGTTTGGGCATGGGCAGTATGCAATATTGAGGATAACACTAAATTTGAATATGGAATTGACATTCAGAGTTTCATAGATTGGTGTGCCGAATCAGATGAGAATTTAACGTTGTATTTTCACAACTTGCGTTTTGATTCCGAATTTATCCTCTCATATATGGTTAAAGATTTAGGGTTTACTCATCTGTTAGACGATGAGAAACCTAAAGATTCTACATACACTTCTATTATTGCTGGCGATGGTAATGTCTACAAATACGAATTCTATTTTAAGGTAAAAGGTCATCACACCAAGAAACTCACACTGCTTGATTCTATGAAAATATTCCCTAACTTCTCTGTTGCACGTGTGGCACAGTCGTTTGGTCTGCCGATTGCAAAAGGTCGTATAGACTATGAGGCGTATAGACCTGTTGGTCATGAGTTGACACCAGAGGAAAAAGATTATATTTCTAATGACGTGCAAATAATTGCGATGGCATTAAAACAAATGTTTGATGCTGGCATGAGTAAAATGACGATGGCATCAAATGCTATGGCTAACTTCAAATCGCATTTCAAGTTTTTCAGAAAGAATTTTCCAATCCTAGATTCTGTAACCGATGCCGAGATCAGAGCTGCCTATAGGGGTGGTTTTACTTATGCATCACCAAAATATGTAGACAAGACAGCAGGTGAGGGTTACACGTTGGACGTTAATTCGCTTTACCCTTTCATGTTACGTAGCAAACCCATGCCTCACGGAAAACCTGTGCGATTTGAGGGAAAATATGAGGATGACCCTCTATATCCCTTATATGTACAAAAGCTCACTTGCAAGTTTAAAATTAAGCCAGACAAAATCCCAACAGTGCAAATCAAGAACTCGCTCAGCTTTATCCCTAACGAATATCTGGAATCGTCTAACGATGAACTAATTACTCTTACAATGACCAACGTAGATCTCAAACTATTCCTAGATCATTATGACGTTGAGAATCTGACCTATCATTTTGGTTTCAAATTCAGAGCCTATCGTGGTTTCTTTGATGAGTATATAGATTACTGGACAGAACAAAAGATTGCAGCAGGTAAAGAGGGTAACAAAGGTAAACGTCAGATCGCTAAACTGATGCTTAATTCTCTATACGGTAAATTTGGATTGTCTGTCAAAAGCAGTAGGAAAATTCCTGTGGTGGACGAACATGGTTGTGTGTCATACCACAATATTAAAGACGCAGACCGTACCCCAATTTATATTCCGATAGCTGTGTGGACGACTAGCTATGGACGTGAACTCACGATCAGAACCAGTCAGTTTGTACGAGAATGGACAGAGAAACATTTAGGTTATGACGGTGCAGCGTACAACGATACTGATTCTATCAAACTTGTGATTTCACCTGAGGGTTTTGAGGAATTAAAGCCCCACCTAGATATAGACGATTACAGGCTGGGCGCATGGTGTTGCGAGAACCACTACAAAGCCATCAGAATACTGCGCCAGAAATGCTATATTATGCGAGATGACGATGATGACGTGATTGTAACTGTAGCAGGGCTACCTAAATATCTCTCGCCTATTATTAACTTTGAAAACTTCAACAGAGGTTTTACCACTAAAGGCATGAAAATGAGTGATCTGATCAAGTTGGCTAAAGAGAACGGTGCAAGCGCAGAGGAATTAGAGGAACTGCATTTTAAGACAACCTACACCCATTGTGACGGTGGGATCGTGCTTACTCGTACAGACTTTACAATCATTTAATACTACTCTATAATAAAGGTGTACTGGCTAAACAGTATGTATTACCTCTACTGGGAAATAGCATCTGAAATACGGTGCTATTTTCTTGTTGTGGAAATGTGGAAAACTTCTGTGGAAAACTCTGTTCGGTTTTTGTTCTATGAAATTCATAAAAAGTGTTGACAAAAACGACATTGTCGTGCTATAATAGAGGTAAGCTAATAAAGAAAGGATAGCTACAATGAAAATCTTACAAGCAATTACCAACAATAAAGATTACCAATTTGAGCTACACGGTATGAACCCACAAACCATCGTTGAACTGTTGGGCATGGAAAATATCGCAGACGACCAAATTGAGAATTTACAATACTATATTGACCAAGCCTACTTTGAACAGAAAGCGATTATCGCTGATGCTAAAGCAGAGTTTGGATTATAACAACGGCTGGGCTGGAATATGCCCAGCTTTTATGAAAGGAAGTAATATGAAAGAAAGCGAAAAACTACAAAAAGAAAACGATGAGTTGTTAAAGCAAATCAACCAGCAACTCAGAGATATTAAAGATGCCATAGCGTATCTAGTTAACGTGATGGCTGGAAAGGAAAACGATTAATATGATTACTAAGAAAACACTAGATCAAGTTATGAGAGAATATGATTGGGATAAGAACACAACAGAGGATACACTTTATTTCTTATCATTCATGTTTAATGAATATGGTAAACTGGAAAAGAAAGGTAAATAGAAAGGGATAATATGATTACTAAAAATTACCTATTTCACAGAATAATTGACGTTGAGGATGTACAATATGATATTTTAGACAAACTTGACGAGCTTGAGACTATTGTGTCTTACCTTGACGATGAAATTAAGAAATTGCAGAAACCTGAAAAGAAAACTGCAAAGAAAGCTACTAAGGCTAAGAAATGAAAGATGCATCACGAGAACTAATCAACCTTGCCATAGAATTATCAGATAAATCACATGATGCTGATATTAACTGTACTATTGTTTTAGGCAAAAATATATTCTTAAATGGTAAACTACTAGACAACCTAGAGGGTATCAGTAATGCCAACAAACGAATTGTAAAGATCATGAGAGGAAAGGATGAGTAACTACAAAGCTAACCAGAAACTCTGGAAAGTAATCCGTGAGCCAGACGGTTACTATTATGAGATAAAGTTAGCAGGTATGGTGATAGAAAGAATCAAAATAGAGTATCCTGCTATTAACGTGTTGAAAGCAAATGGAGTTATCAAATGAATATAATAGAAAAACTAGATGATGAAAATGTTAGGAAAGAAATCTTAAAGAGGTGGAGAGAAGATATGAAAAAATATGGAGGTGAAGAATGAAATCCAAATCATCAGAATATTATCTAAAAGAATATACAAAGGTTAAAGACCTCATGAAAGATTTACCGTTAAACTGTGATGAGGCTGCAAAACTAAATAAAGCTGGGTGGATACTATTAGATTTGTATATGGATGCTTTGATGAAAGAATACGGAAACACTACAGTTATAATAAAAAGAAATAAACGAAAATAAGCTACCCTCTTGATATGGTAGCTATTTTCTTTAGTCATGCTTGTCAACAAACATTTATTTCCGACACTAAAGTTTGCAAAGCATATTGCTATTATAACATAAATGGTATAATAAAAGTATGGAAATAGACGTTACACCTATAATCGTAGCTCTTATAACCTCGCTTGGTGGTATTCTTGGTGCTTTTATGGCTGTTCGTAAAGGCAATCGTGAACGTGAAATCAACGATGCGATAAGAGAGCAGAAACAATCAGATAAACTGAACAGCATAGATGAAAAGATTGTCAGACTTGAAAAGAAAGTTGATATACATAATGGATATGCCGAGAAATTCGGTGCAATTTCACAAACTTTAATAGCTTTATCCAAAGACGTAGAATATTTAAGAAAGAGAGGTAAATAATGCTTAGAGGCTGTGACGTATCAAATTGGCAGAGTGTGGGGTCAGCAGACGGATACGATTTTGTAATTATCAAAGCTACTGAGGGTAATGGTTACACAGACCCAAAATGTGACCAACATTACCAAAGAGCAAAGGCTAACGGACAGCTTAGAGGTGTCTATCACTATGCACGACCTGATCTTGGTAACTCGGCAACTGCTGAGGCAGATTGGTTTGTGTCTCAGATTGAGGGTTATATTAAAGACGCAATCCTAGTGTTAGACTGGGAAGTTTCTACTTGGAACACAGGTTGGGCTAAAGAATGGCTAGATAGGGTATATGATCTTACTGGTGTAAAACCGATGATCTATATGTCTGCCAGTGTTGTCAACAGCTATGACTGGCGTTATCTTGTCTACGCTGATTATGGTCTATGGATTGCTGGTTATCCTGCTGAATATGATGTTCCAAACCCACCAACGCCTGATCCTGATGATATGCCTTATCACGTAGATTGGTGGCCTTTCTGGGCTATCTGGCAATATTCAAGCTGTGCAGGTTCATTTGATAAAGATATTGCCCAGATGGACGAAACAGCGTGGGCTAAGTACGCAGGTTATTATGTAGAACCAAAACCTGAACCTGAGCCTGAACCAGAACCACAACCAGAGCCAACTCCAGAACCTGAACCAGAACCGACCCCAGAACCTGAGCCAGAACCTACACCTGATCCTGAGCCAATCCCTGAGCCTGTACCTGCTAAAAAGAACGACCTTGAGGAATACGAAAAGGCGATGAAAAAATTACAAAAGAAAGGAATCGGTATGCCGTTTACACTACCTGAAAAAATCTATGAAACTTTGCGTTGGGGCATCGCTATTGTACTACCTGCTATTGGTTTGTTCCTAGAACTCTTGAACGCAACTTGGAACTGGGGTTTGCCGATTGAACCAATCAAATCAACTTTAACGGGTGTTGGTGTGTTTCTCGGTACAATATTCTGTATCAGCTACACGTCTAACAAAAAGAATCAAAAATGAATAAGAAAGAAATAGTTTGGACGATTGTGGGGCTACTAGCGATAGTTGTTCTCACAATCATCCTGACATTTCTTATTAAAATAATTTACAAGATTGTGACATTATAATGGCAACAGGATATACAACTATTGGTCATGCAACATGGCTTGAATGGCGTACTAATACGCTTGGACAGAGCTATGACGTTGATGGTTACTACGGTTGCCAGTGTTGGGATTACGCTGCAGAATTCTGGTACAACGTAGGTTTTCCACAAGGCTACCCTCTTACAGGGGTTAATCAGTCTGCCTATGAGTGTTGGTCTGTCAACAAAGATGCGAACAGTGCCTACAACGGAACAGTCTATTTTGATCAGATTACCAGCCTTAGTGATATAGAGGCTGGTGACGTGATTGTCTGGAACTATTCAGCCTCTTGGACTGCAGGACATATTGCTTTTGCAGATGAAGCCTATGACGGTTCTGGCTATATCTGGGTACTTGGACAAAATCAGGGTGGCACACCACTACCTCAAGGTGGTACACCTGTAGATAGGCATCGTTTACCTGTCACCAACTTTCTTGGTGCTTTCCGTTATCGTGATTGGCATGCACCTGCACCTGTATCAGAAAACAAATACCCTAAGTTTAAATGGGTGTTACAAGCTCGCAAATTAAGACAAAGACGAGCCTCTTGACAATACATTTCTTATGCTATAATAGAAGTATGGATGACGATAAGATTTTAGAAATAACAGGTAAAATTGAGGAAACTCTCGGTAAAGAGAATTTCGCTGTCATCTCTGATAACATTGGTGAGCTGTTGACTGGTAATGCTGAAAACATGAAAGCATTGGCAGACAGAGATGCCGAAATAGAAAAGCTAAAAGACCGTAACGAAAAGCTGGTTGCAGCTAACGGTGCATTATTACAGCGTGTGCCGATGGAACGTGTTGAGAGCAAAGAACAGCCTAAAGAGGATGCAAAACCAAAGTTATCTTGGAAAGACGCTTTTGATTCCAAAGGCAATTTCCTTAAATAATAACTTAACCTAGAAAGGACTTCTATGTATCCATCTACAGGATTACAGACAGCCCTCAACGCCATGCGAGAGTGTTCCATCGCCGACGGAAAACTGTACCATCAGTACGTTCCTGTCGTCACCGATTCCACCACCATTGGTGAATTTGGCGCACCACTACTTGATGCCTCAAACACTGCCGTGTTGAACGACTTTTTCTCGCTCTTGAAAAAGGTTGTTGAAACTGCTGTCAATAACAAAACCTTTAACAACCCTCTCGCTGAACTTGAGGGTGAAAGGATGCCTCTCGGAAACTTTATCGAGAATACGTATGTCGATATCGCTAACCCAGTTGGCTATGACCCAAGCGACTTCGTGGGCTTACTCCAAAAATTCGAGTCAAAGTTAGGGGTCGAATATTTTTCAGTCTCGTCAGATTTGCAATTTAAGGCAACGATCACTAGGGAAAAGATTCGTAACGCTTTTGTTAGCTGGTCTAACCTTGAGGCTTTTGTTCAGGGCATTATTAACTCGCTCTACAACGGCGCTTACCTTACCCGTTATAACCAAACTAAGGGTCTCGTCTTGTCAGCCCTAACCTCAAACCACGTTCAGTATGAAACTGTGTCTGCTATCACTGATGCAGCTTCTGCCCAAGCTCTCGTTGAGAAAATGCGTGCTGATTACACCAAGATGCAAATCCCATCCACCCGTTACAACGCTTGGAACAAGATTAAAGGTGACAATCAAGCTATGCGTGCTTGGTCTAACCCTGAGGATATTGTTATCCTTATCTCTGCTGACGCAGATGCCAAGCTCTCGGTGCGTGATCTTGCCTATGCCTTTAACATTTCTGAGGCAGACCTACTTGGTCGTAAAATCATCGTTGACGACTTTACCCAGTACAACCCAGACGGCTCTGTCGCCGTTGACGGTTCTGGCATCATCGCCATGTTGGCAGACAAATCTTGGTTCAAAATCAAAACCCAAGACTTTGCTATGGATGAATTTTACAACCCAAACGTGCGCTGTTGGACTTACTTCTTGAACGATGTTCGCATGTGCAACTACTCGTTCTTTGGTCAGGCAAAAGTCTATTGTACTGCTGCACAAGCCCCAGTTATTCCAGCAACTGCTGTTGAAGCTGAAAAATCTAGCGTCACTGTCACTGCTGGCGACACCGTGAAAGTTGCCTGTGCTTTGACCCCAGCTAACTCAACTTCTACCATCACTGCTGCAAGCTCTGCTACTGGCAAAGCTACTGTTGAAGTGTCTGGCAAGAACGTTATCATCACTGGTAAGTCTGCTGGCTCTGCAACCATTACCGTCACTGCTGAGGATGGTGTGACCGATACTATTTCTGTCACCGTTGAGGCAGCATCTGAGTAATTTAACATAGGGTAGGTGGTGAAATATCCACCTATCTACCACGTATGACTAAGATATTTTCACATTTATCACCTGAGTACATAGAACATTGTAAAATGTATGATATTCCACCAGATAACGGTGCTTATCATTATTCTAAAGAGTTAGTTGAGAATGTGATTCCTAATGTCCAAACTAAGAGGGATTGGGTAACCGTGAATGTTCCAGAACAATGTTGGGATAAGTCTATTGTATTTATCCACAACAATAAGAACCCTGAGCGGTACTATTGGCTAGAACAGTACAAAGATTTGGTTCTTGTCTGTTCACAACCAAAGACGTTAAAAATCATGATAGAAATGTTCCCGAAATTCCATAGCATTCTGATCCCTCTTTCCATAGACACTAAGTATGTTAGTAAGTTTAAAGCCAAGCGTAAGACCAAAGATATTGGTTACTTCGGGCGAGAGGCTAAATGTCCTGCAGAAATTAAATGCGATGATAATATAGATAAACTATATTCAACGGACAGAGAAACTCTTTTAAAACAGGTAAGCAAATATCGCACAGTCTATGCTATCGGTAGGTGTGCATTAGAGGCTTTATGTCTTGGCTGCAAGGTTATCACACATAAAGGTGAATATGAGGGAATAGAGTTTGTTCTATTAGATAATAAAGAGGTTATACCAGAATTACAAAGATTATTAAATGAAATAGATGGGATAAAGTAATGATTGTACCAAATACTGACGTATATCTCTTGAAAGTACCTCTTGAGATTGACGACACCAACCAGCTAACGTTTGCATCAACAACAGCACAATACAACTATTTTTCATCTTTACCTAAACTAGCATTGGATAATTATACTTATCAAAGAAAAGACGGAGTGCTACGTGTCGGGGAATTGGTTGACGATATTATGGAATACAACTATGTTATGTATCGTAACACCAATTACTCTAACAAATGGTTCTATGCTTTTATTACGGGCATGGAATATTTGAACGACAATGTAACAGCCGTCTCTATTAAGTCTGACGTGTTCCAATGTTGGCAATTTGATCTCACATATAAGCCAACTTTTGTTGAACGTGAACACACTAACAACGATGCTCTTGGTGCTAATACCGTTCCTGAGGATTTGGATACTGGCGAAATGATTGTTGCCAGTGAAACAACTATGTGGGACGTTTTTGATGATAAATACCATAGCGACGAAAACTTTCCAAGAATCGTTGAGATCATGGCTGTCACATGTATGCCTGATGGACAATCCCCAATGCTTTACGGCTCTAATTTAGACCACATGATGAATGGTCTTTATCAGGGTCTTTTCTTTATGGTGTTTACAAACCATGAACAACTTACTAAAGCGTTGAACGAATACGACCAAGAGGGTAGAGCTGATGCTGTGTATAGTGTTTGCGAGGCATATCGTAGCTTGTTTGATTCTACTACCTTTGACACCTCTGTAAATTATCCTTTTCATGGTGATACTAAGTTTAGTTTCTATATCCCTACAGAGAGTAAAGGTGGTGACACATGTCTAATGGGTACTGCTTCTGTAGAATATCCTAACACCGTTGTCTCTGGCAGATATATTCCTACGTATGACGGATACCAATGTAAGAACATGAAAATGCTTACCTATCCGTTCTGTTATATTCGTATGAGTAATAATGCTGGTGGCGAGGCTATTTATCGTTTTGAGGATTTTACTCTAGGAAATAGTACACCAAATGACAATGCAAGAGCCTACTTTAAAGCCTTTGGTTCTATCTCTGTTTCACCTAACTACAAGATTGCACCGTGTAACTACAAAAAGAATTACCACACATTTGCGAATAAAGAGGAAAGCTATAACTATGGTCTCACAGGTCAGAAACTACCTGCTTGTTCTTGGATTTCAGATTATTTCACTAACTGGATCACGCAAAACGGTGTAAACCTTATCACGGGTGGTGTCACAGATACAGCCTCTGCTGGTATGAGTGCATTACACGCTATCGCAACAGCTAGTAAACCTGTCTACGCACAAGTTGGTGTTGTGGGTGCTGGTGTGAGCCTTGCTGCTAATATAGCTAACACGATGGCGGATATTTACACCCATAGTCGTGTGCCAGACCAAGTTAAAGGTGATGCTAACACAGGTGATTTGAACTATTCCACAGGTTATACAGGATGGACAGCACAAGTTATGTGTCTACGTAACGAATATGCCCAACGTATAGACCAATTCCTGACCTGCTTTGGGTACAAGACTAATAAAGTTAAAGTACCAAATATCACAGGACGTAGGAACTGGAATTACGTCAAAACCACTAGTTGTTACATTGAGGCAGACATTCCACAGGATGATTTGCTAGAAATAAAATCTATGTTTGATAAAGGCATTACGCTTTGGCATAATCCGTCTACTTTTGCCGATTATAGTCAAGCTAATGATATAATATAACTATGAGAAATAAGCAACCTAAACGATTTGTACCACCAAAAAGCGAATTCAGGGATGCTCTTATCTTGAATGATATGACTGAAAACGATTATCTGATGCGTATGAAAAAGATTGTGACCTCTATGTTTGAATGGAGGAATCTGCCAGACACTTGTAATGAGCGTTATCTGGAACAGTGCCTCTACTATGACGGACAGGCTGCTCTTTTATACGACAACGATTACGGTTTCATCAACACCAGAGCTGTCTCGGCGGGCTATATAAATATCTATGGCTTGCCAACTATGCTTAACTGCTGGTCTTACTCGTATAACACTACTCGCAATCTTTACGTGCCTAATTCTGGCGAGGGTAAGGACGGCGAGTGTATTCTGGTGCTAAACTCACAGGACAGATTACCAACAGCATCTACTATCGGTCTGTTTGCCTATCGTCTTGCTCTCTTGCAACGCACGTTTGACGTGGCGGTTAAGAACGCAAGGCATCCGCTTTTGATCACTACAGACCAACGTGGTGAGTATAGTCTTAAAAAGATTTACGAGCAATACGATGGTAATTCGCCTGTTATTTATGCAGATAAAAATGCTCTAACACCAGATGCAATAAAAGCAATTAAGACAGATGCCCCTCTCATATTGCAAGAACTTAATGATGCAAAACGAGAGATATGGAATGAATTCTTAAGTTTCATCGGGGTAAGTAATCTGTCTGAAAAACGTGAGAGGTTAATTACGTCTGAAGCCGATTCTAACAATGAGTTAGTAAACTTGAACTTACAGAGTTTCTTGATTCCACGTCAACAAGCCTGTAAGGAATTTAATGAAAAATATGGTTTGACAGGCACAGATAAAGAGATTTCGGTTCGTGTGCGTTCTGATCTCTATAACCTTGTTAAACAATATGATTCTATTACTGCAGACTACGACACTGAGATTGTAGAGAAAGCTGAGGTAAACAATGGCTAGATATACAATGGAACTAAGAGAAATTGTTTCCACATTCGGTCAAGATGAGGTGGAAAAATGGTTCTCTGATTATGAGCTATCTGATTATCTCACTGCTGACGAGATCGCTGTTATTCAGTCTCGTGGTGTATGGACTAAAGAACAACTAGCTAAAAGAATTGTACGTCATTTCTTTCTACGTGAAATTGGTGTTGATTCTATTGGACGTTTCCAGTTGTTTGCTAAAGACCTAATGGCAGAGATAATGGAATCTTATGCACCTCTGATTTATTCAGCGTCTATCAAATATGACCCTCTCGTAAACGTGGACTTTGAGGAAACGTTTGACAGAACCAGTCGTAATGATAGCCAGTCTAACAGTAAATCAAACACAGCCTCTACAGGGCTTACGGTTTCCAGCGACACGCCTCAGGGCGAAATTAGTAAATCCGACATTCTAAAAGGCAAATATGCCAGCTCTACAGGCGCAAGCGAAAACGAAAACGAAATTAACGACAGCTCGTCTAACACAGGTTCAGGTGCTGAACAGTATGTTAAACGTGTAAAAGGTAATAGTGGTGTCTCTGCCACAGCGCAACGTATGGTGTTGCAATATCGTGAAAATATCCGTGCGTTGAACACAGAGATTGTTTACAAACTAGAACCATTATTTATGGCTGTTTATTAAAATAAAGGAAAGGAAAACATGGCACAAATTCCATTTCAACCAAAACCAAAGATTCCACCAATCGGTTTCTTTGAACCAATTTCTGTTGATCCCGCCGACATGATGAGTGACGTAGAATTTTTGCTCGGGGTGTTGAAAAAACTCAATATCGTCATCGCCCAAACGAACAAGAATACCGAATTCATTGACGAGTACACAGGCCGTATTGAGGAAATTGAAGCTGAAATCGCTGCTCTACGTAACGAGTTTGAGGAATTCAAAACTGATACCACTCAGGCTATCGCTCTTGAATTCGCTGAAATCAAAGTTGAATTACAATCTATGATTGCAACTGCTTTGAATCAGGCCAACGCTTACACAGACGCTGTTGCAGGCCAACTACGTCAAGAGATTCAAGCTATTTCTGTAGGTGATATTGAGGTTTATGACCCAACCACAGGTATTCTATCACCACTTCAGACCGCTCTCGATAATATCTATGGCAGTTCTCGTGACGATGCTCTTTCAGCTACTGAATACGATGCTCTTGAGCTTACCGCAACCACTTACGATGGCTATCAGGTAACAGCGTTTGATTACGATAAGTACGGTAAAACAATACTTGTTTAATGTTATAATAAAATAAGAAAGGATAATTATTATGGCTTCTACAAATCATACTACAAATTACAACCTTAGCCAGTTTATCGGTGCTGATAAGCCAGCTTGGCTTTCCGATTACAACGGCGATATGGGCAAGATTGATGCTGGTATTGCTGCTGCCGCTGCTACTGCTACTGGTGCAGATGGTAAAGCTGATGCTAACGCTACTAAGATTGGTACGTTAGCTAATTTGACTACTACTGTTAAAACTGACGCTGTTTCTGCTATTAATGAAGTGAACAGCCTTGCAGGAACTGCACAAGGTACTGCTAACTCTGCTTCTCAAACTGCTACTAATGCTTACTCCAAAGCAGAAACTGCAATTGCTAACACTCAACTATTAAACCTAACAAGATTCACAACTATCAGTGCTGCTAACTTCCAAAACATACAAGGTTTGAGTAGCATGGGTGGTAGCCTTACGGTTGCTTGTAATTCCAATGGTAGTGTGTTCAAAGTTTATGGCACATTTACATTTAACAAGTCGTTTGGTGGTGCGAGTTTTACTATTCCATCTAATGTTCGCCCTGACAGCAATATTACTATTTCGCCTGCAGGTATATGGGTAGAAGAAGATGGCTATAGTCGTGCTATCAACCTTACCATAGCAACCAACGGAAATATTACTGTCGCTTGGTACGGCGAAGGCAAAAACAATTCTAGTTGTTGTTTGATGCCATGTCTTTACTTCGCCAAAGACTTTGGTGATGAACCTGTACAAAACTAAAGTGATGCAATAGGTTTGTATAACACTTCCAAACGCCACCTCGTGCAAACTGGGTGGCTTTTTGGTTGGTTGTGTGACGCATGTAGAGGTACTCTGACACACGTTTGCCCGTATGACGCACGTATAAGGACGTAGAGACACGTTTGCCCCGTTACCCGTAGCATGTATGGCGTTGGTCGTTTGGGCGTAATGTCGCACAATAATTTGTATTATCTTAAAGTTATGGTTTAATAGTTGACTTTTGGGGAAATAGGCTCTTTTTGGGGGGGAACACATAT